CATAATATGTCAGCAATGCGATTTATGGGATGAAAGAGAGTATTATGACCGTAAGATTAGCAAGATCAAGAAGCTTATGAATGAAATGCCAGCTGATATTAGTAAGCTAGCATGGGATGTCTACGTTAAGAAGAAGGTTCAAAAAGTAGCAAAAGAAAGAGGTTATAGTACAACTGCTCTATATGACTATATTAGAGATGAAATTGAAGATTTTTTGAATAGTCAACTAAATTAAAAGAGCGGAAATTATTTTTTTATACCGTGTTATTATGGTAGTGTGGAAAAACTAGATAAAGAGGAAACTCTAAGTCTAGTTTTTTTACGTTATAGGAGGGTTGATAAAATGAAACACATTATTACTGAAGTTTATCCAGATTGTCCTAAATGTGGCAAAGAAATGCACGGGATAAGCACATTTAAACACGATGGAAAGTCTAAAAGTCCATACGGAACTAGATATTCATGGTGGGAATGTGAATGTGGATATAAAACAAAAGAAGTAAGAGGATATGTGAATCCAGAAAGAAAAGAAGAAATAGTTAAGGAGGATTAAAACATGGCAAATAGGCAAACAATAAACGTTAAACCAGATAAAGATGGCAAGATCATCATTAAGTTATTTGGACAAGAATACGAAATCGTCATTGATAACAAGAAAGAAAAGGTTGTAGATGACAACAAACAAGCTGACAAATAAGCAAGAAAAGTTTGTTCAAGGATTAATTAAAGGCTTAAGTCAAAGGCAAGCTTATATAGAAGCTTATCCAAGAGCTGAAAAATGGAAAGAAAGTGCTATTGATTCTCAAGCATCTATCTTGCTAAAGAATAGTAAGGTTTTAGAAAGGTATCAAGAGCTTGCTAAAAAAGCTGAGGATGAAGCTATTATGAGCTCAAAAGAGCGCAAAAAGTGGTTATCTGACATAGTTACTACTGGAGAAATGACAGTAAATAACATCAGAATTCCAGTTAAAGCAGCAGATAGACTTAAAGCTATGGATATTTTGAACAAGATGGACTCTGAATACATTGAAAAGCATGAAGTTGCTATTCAAGAGAGTGGTTGGTTTAAATAATGAAACAGTTGAATCCAGATGCATTTAACGATTGGATATACAACAACATTGACGATTATTCGCATAGAATCGAAGTATATTACGGTGGTGCTGGATCTGGAAAGAGCTTTGGAGCTGGACAAAAGATATTATTAAAAGCTTTAAATGACAAAGTAAACGGTATTCGAAAGGTGCTTGTCATTAGAAAGATTCAAAGATCCATCAAAGATTCCATCTGGGATCTAATGAAACAATTGATTCGAGAAGCTGGTTTTATCAATGAAACAGATATTAATAAAACTGACTTTGAGATAACACTTCCTAACGGAAGTTCTTTTTTATTTAAAGGCTTAGATGACGAAGAAAAGATTAAATCTATCAACGGAATCACAGATATAGTCATTGAGGAGGCTACAGAATTGACTGAGAATGAATTTACGCAGCTTAATTTACGTCTTAGACCGAAAGCTAGTAATCCACAGATCTATTTAATGTTCAATCCTATATCGAAGAAAAACTGGGTTTATTCTTATTTCTTTGAACATGAAAGGCCAGAGAACTGTATTGTTGTGCAAACAACATACAAAGATAATAAATTCCTTGATCAAGAATACTGCAAGGAATTAGAGAAGCTGCAGCTTAGGAATCCAGCATATTATCGTATTTATGCTTTAGGAGAGTTTGCAACATTAGATAAGCTTGTATTTCCGGTATGGGAAGAGAAGCTTATATCTGATTCAGATGTTAAGGATCTACCGAAATGGATTGGACTTGACTTTGGTTATGTTAACGATCCATCAGCAATTACATACGGAAACATCGATGATGAAAACAAGATCATCTATATTCGAGGTGAATATGTTAAACGAGGTATGTTAAACGATGAAATTGCTAACGTTATGATTCAGTTAGGACTTCATAAAGACAAATCTTATGGAGACTGTGCTGAACAGAAATCAATAGCTGAGATAAGACGATTAGGAGTTAATATCGAAGCTACTGAAAAAGGAAAAGATTCTATCATTCATGGTATTCAATGGATCCAGCAATATAAGCTAATCGTTGATGAACGATGCTTTAAGACAAAGGAAGAACTAGAGAACTACACATGGAAGAAGGATAAAAAGACTGGTGAATACATTAATGAACCAGTTGATACATATAACCATACGATAGACTCTATCAGATATGGCCTAAATAAGTACATTAAAGGCGTTATGACTCCGGTTATTTTAAGCAAAGCTGAAATAGGAGTTGTAGGAACAATTAAAAAGAAAGGATATTGGGATCAATAATTATGTACACATTACCAAGAGATTATGAAATCGATGCCAGATTAATTAGAAAAATCATTGATTATGGCAAATCTCAAAATGACAAATTCAATAATCTTAAGAACTATTACTTAGGACATCATGATATTTGCAAAAGAGATAAAGATGGAACACTTAAAAATAACAAGGTTATGATCAACCACGCCAAATATATCGTAGATACTAACGTAGGTTATTTATTAGGTAATCCAGTTGAATATCAAGCTTCTGAAGAGTTCGATATTCAGCCATTATTAGACATTTACAAGAAGAATGTTATTACGGATCTAGACGTAGAACTATGCAAAGACATCGGAATCTATGGTGTTCAATATGAATATATCTATGCTGGAGACGATTCTCTTCCTAAATCAGTTGAATTAGACAATAGAAACATTGTTCTAGTTAAGGATGATACAGTCGAACATAAAGAGCTATTTGCTATTATGTATAGACCAGTTTACAAAGGAGAAGAAAAGAAAGATAAGATTCAATACTGGGATGTTAAGTATATAACTGATAAATTCATCAGAGATTATAGACTTGAAGGACAAAATCTTACTCAAGTTAGTGAAGATATTCCTCATGTATTCAAAGGTGTTCCAGTAATAGAATATAAAAACAATCCAGAGATGTTAGGAGACTTTGAAACAGTCATTTCATTGATTGACGCATATAACTTATTGCAATCAGACCGTGTAAACGATAAAGAGCAATTAGTTGATGCAATTCTTTGTTTCTATGGAGTGGACTTCCAAGCTGAACAAACTCAAGATCTAAAGGAACATAGAGTTATTTCGAGAATTCCAGTTGATGGAAAGGTTGAATATCTAGTTAAGCAGCTAAATGAAGCTGATACAGATGTATTAAGACAAACAATTGAAGCTGATATTCATAAGATATCAATGGTGCCTAATATCACTGATCAGAACTTCGTTGGAAATGCTTCTGGTGTTGCTATTCGATACAAATTATTAGGATTCGAACAAAACATCAAGAACAAAGAAAGATATTTTGAAAAAGGTTTAATGAAGAGATTCGAACTATATAACAACTTCTTATCAACAAAGTCAGCAATGGCTATTGTTCCTAAAGAGGAAGTTGATGTTATATTCAAGAGAAATCTTCCTTCAAATGACTTCGAAATATCACAAATGATTAATAATTTATCTGGAATCGTTGATAAAGAAACATTAGTCGGTCAATTATCTTTCATTAAAGATGCAAAAGAGATCGTTGAACTAGCTGAAAAAGAGAATGAAGTCGATGACAAGACTTTAAATGATGATGTATTTAAGTTTAACGATGTTGCAGATGCAGCTAGATATGGCGTTAACAAAGACGTTAAAGATAAGGTAAACGATGAAAAACAAGGCGTACTGGCTGAATAGAGCTATTGATCGTCAGTCAACAATCGATAAATTATCGCAGTCAGAATTAAACGAAATTAAAAAAATATACGATAGTTCTCAAAGAGAATTAACAAATATGATCAATGAGATCTATGAGACATACTCAAGAAAGACTGGACTAGACATTTCAGAGCTTAAACGTCTTATGTCATATAACGAGACGGATAAGTTCTGGAAGTCTTTAGATGGCCAGAAGATGAAACGGTATGTTAAAGAGAACTATAAGTCTAGAATCACTAGATTAGAGGCTTATAAAGCTCAATTACAAGCTAAATGCAACAATTTAGCTGATAAACAAGAGAAAATTATGACAATTGGTGGTAAAAATGCCATAAAAAGCTCTTATTTCAAGACAATTTACGATACTTCTGTAGGAGTTAACTTAGATCTAGCATTTAATACTCTAGATGATAGAACAATTGACTTGATTCTAAAGGAAAAATGGCTAGGATCTAATTATTCTGATAGAGTGTGGAAAAACACTAATCAATTAGCTGAGAATCTAAAAAGAATCCTAACAAAAACAGTTATGACTGGAGGATCTCAATCTAGAGCTATTAAAGAGTTAAGAGATTCAATGAATTCTGAATGGTATAAAGCTGAAAGATTAGTAAGAACTGAGATGAATCACTTCCATAATCAATCCGAATTAGAAGCTTATGAGGAGATGGGAGTTGAGGAATATGTTTATGTTGCTACTTTAGACAATAGGACATCGGAAATATGTCAAGAACTTGATGGAAAGAAGTTCAAATTGTCTGAAGCTGAGGAAGGTGTTAATTATCCTCCAATGCATCCGTATTGTAGATCTACAGTGCGAGCTTATATTAGCAAGGATGTAGAAAAGGATGTGCAACGAAGAGCAAGAGATCCAGAAACTGGAGAAAACAGTGTTATTAATAATTTGACGTATTCTGAGTGGATGGATAATATTAATAGGAGAGAAGATCCATTAATGAAAGAAGATTTAACAATTTCAATTCCGAAAAAATATATTAATAATTATGATGATTTTGATAAATTATCTCTTTCTGAAATAGAAAAGAAATCATATAAAGATCTTAATAATTCGTCATTAGAGAATGATAACGAAGCAATTCAAGTATTTTACGAGAACGGAAATACAGAAATAATTATCAGTCCCGAACATGATAAAGTACAAATTCCAAATGATGTTATAGATAAAAAACATTTAAAGATTTATCACAGCCACACTGATATATCTCCGCTA